ACCGGTCCGCGTCCAGCAGCAGCCCCTTGTCCCCGCCCCTCCACTCCAGATCCGCCACAACCCGCGACAGAAGCCGCTCCTTGAGCTCGCTGACCACGTGCGTGCCATCCGCCACCAGCTTCTCCGCCTCCATCAGCTTCTCGCGCAGATCGCTTGCTGCGGCTATCTCGCGGTCGAGCCTCTTCTCCATCCGCTCCAGCGCCCGCATCAGATTGCGGATGATGTCCTCGGGCTCCATCACGGGAAGACCGGTGTCGTGGATGCCTGGGGAGTGGGCTGGACCGTGTGCGCTGTACTGCTCGTCGTTATTTGGTGTGACCATGGTGTGTTGTCGTTGTTGTTGGTGTTGGTGTTGTTGTTGGTTTGGTTGCCTTCTCAATCTTGATGCCAATGCGCCTGCAATCCACTGAGCAGAACCGGTGGCCGCGTGTTGTCTTCTGGAAGCTCTCCCCGCAGTAAGCACACGGCAAGACCCCATGCGGTACTCCCCGCAGACCGTGCCTAACGTGCCATCGCCTCACCGACTCGGTGTTCGCCTTTCGCGAGCACTCCGCTGAACACCGAATCTGCACCGCGCAGCGCTTCATGAACTTCGTGCCGCACTGATCACACGCGATGACCCGCAGCTTGTTCTGGCTCTTGGTGCGTCCACTGTACTTTCCGCGCTTGGGTTTCTCGGGCGGGACAACCGCTCTGCCCTGCGCCACCAACTTGCCCACAATGGAGCGTATCTCATCTGGGTTTATCTTCATCAGGTTCATAAGCTCTTCTTTCGGCCACTTCCTCGCCGCCCTTTAGCAAAATCTTTCACCAATCACAAAAGCCACTCCGGCGCCTTCTCCTCCGCCGGCGCGTCAACGTAGATGCTCACCGCGACTCCCTCGCTGCCGGCTTTGCACCAACGCTTGCGCACGGTCAAATCCGCCACGCGGCTGTCATCCCCAACCCACATACCGCCATCAACCAGCGCGTCCATCACCAGCTTCGCCAAGTTGTCCGCATCCGGCTTGTGCGTGTGCGGCTTCCCAAACCGCCCCTCCTCACCGGTCGAAAAGCTGAACGTCAACTCCATCGAAATCGCTTCACGCAGCCCAAGAGACTCCGATGTCTTCCCCGCCCGCTGCAAAACATGGCCCGCGCACGCACGCAAAGCCGCCTTCCACGCGTTGGACTTCGCATCGAGGGTGGATACCGCTCTGCCGTTAACAAAACGCGGCCTTGGCTGTGGACGAGGTGTACCGGAAACAAAGAAAGTGAGAGTCATAAAAGTCTATCGGGATTGTATACAATGCGAGCGGCGCGGCCCTTCAGAACGGTCAGCAAACACAACAAAAAGAAAACAGGTGGAAATTTTCGTCGATATAGAGGAAGGCAGCCTGCGAAGCAGTATCCCCTCTCCTCTCAGCTAGCAACGCGGTAAGCTGAGAGAAGAGAGAGGGGATAGTAGGAAGAGCGTAAGCGATGAGTACGCTACTCTCTATATAAGGGCTCATGTCCTCAAAGGGGATTTTTCTTTTGCAACTCATTTGATTTTCAGGCGTTTACGACGCGTCCTTTTTCGCAACCCATTTTTGGGCACTTACGAATGTTTGCGCAAACCATTGCACAATCCTTGCGCTTTTGCAAAAAATACTCTGTAAAAATGCTTGCACAAAGTTGGCGAATCTTGCACAAACAGGTTATCGCAAATTTGCGCAAACCAAAAATACCACTGATTATCAACGACTTATGATGAACGCCGAATACTACCGTGAATACCGTGTAAAACGCCGTGAAAAAGCCGCCCAAAAGGCGGCTGAAACGGTCGATATCAAGGCCGATTTGAAGGCTGCGCTGGCAACGTGTGCAGCCCTCCAAAAGACCATTGCCGCTCGCGATGCGACTATTCTTCATCTTGAGAAGCTAGTTTCTCAGCTCTCGGCAGCCCAATCCGAATCTCTCTCGCGTATTGAGAGCGGAATGCAGGTACTGCTGGCTCGTCATGCTCTTCAGCCAGCTCCTCCCGCGCCGGTTGATCCTCCTGCTCCCGTCCACTCTGGGCCGATGCCGCCATGGATGGCTGCGAGAAGGTAGTCCCCCACGCTCCCGCTGCCGACCTGCCCACGCAGGTACCGGTCTCAGGATCGAACATATACTCCGACCAATCCGGCAGGGATAAATACGCCCCTGCTTGGATGGCGGCGCCGGTCTCATCCGAAGCCAAAAGACCGCCCGGCACATCAAGATAGCTCTTGGCCTTGCTGCCCTTAACCGCGCAAGAGACGATAAGCTCCTTCTGCAAGCCCTCCTCGATGAGGTGCCCAAACTCGCTTGCGCCAACTGCGCGCAACACCGGTGGGAGTTCCGAGCGGCGCTTGTAAAGCCCGTTGGCTGCGTTCTTATTTCCCAGCGTGTACGGGTGCAGATTGCCAGCTGCCTCACGCACCGCCAGAACAAGCCATGCAAGGCGCTCGGTCACGTTGATGGCGCTGTACACGTCCAGCTTGGTCACGTCCTTGAGCAGGCCGTTGCCGTCGCGAAGCAGTGTGCGCTCGCCGCGCATGAGCCCCGAGATATTCGCCTTGAGCACACCGAACCGGTAGCAGGAGTCCACACGCGGCGCGAGGCCCATGCCCTTCATGCGGCGCTCGTAATCGGTGGCGTGCCAGAAGCCCAAGTTGATGCGGAAGTAAGACGGTATGGCGCTGCTCCCACGGATCGAGTTCTTCATGTCCTTGAGCGTCCTGATGGGCTCGGCCCCAGGCTTGCGGATGTGGTGCGTTATCATAAGCGCCGCCCGAAGCTCCCCGCACACGCGTCCTGCCTCGCGCATCATTTCGGCTACCGCCAGAGCGTTGTTCTCATCCCCGTGGGAGACCGCGTTGAAGGTGTCCACGCACACAAGGCACAGGTCTGGCACACGCTTGAGCTCAGTGATGACAGCCTCCCACTTTGAAGACGCCACCGGTGCCCCGCTCCTAGGGTCGCGCTCAACAAGCGGGAACGCCCCGCCAACCGCCGAGAGCGGTATGACGACAAGCCGTCGGCCGGCCTTCGCGATGAGCCCACCTTGGTCAATCTCCAAGATGCGCCGGTGCATCTCGGTCTGGCTGTCCTCGCACAAGAGCAGAACAGCGGTGCCCCCGTTGGTGATTCGCTGCCCACACCAGTCCAAATCCCCGCCGAACTCGGGATAAGCTGCCACTTTCAACGCTAAATCGGCGATAAGACCGGTTTTCCCCGCCCCGCCCTCGGCGATAAACAGGTGCGGCTCGCCTTTGACAACAAGCGATTCAACGAGGTAGGTGTGTTCGGGCTTGGGCCACTTAATCCACCGGTGTGCTTCCCACGCTGAAAACCATGACTCCGCTGGGGTGCTCTGCGGGAGCTGACGCACGGGGGCTGGGGCAGGTGCCTGCGCCGGCGTCTCTGGCTTGCCGTTGCGCCGAATGTCCGCATTGACGAGTCCCTGCCACTCCGAAGCAAACCGTGCATCCGTCCACGCGGGGTGCATTCGCTGCAGCATCCAGCCCCGTGTTTGCTCGCGTGCCTCGTCCATCGTGATGACGCCCCGCCGAACCATCCCCAGATTCGCGCCGGCAACCGAGTTGAACGCATCCCAGCGCGTCTCGCCTCCCGCACCCCCCTCGAATACGTCCCGCTGGTACGCGGGCTCCTTGGGCAGCACGTTCCCGCTGCTTGCCCCGAACAGCCCAGGCTCTGGTGCTACGGCGCCTGCCGGCAGCAGCGTGCGCAGACGCTCGCCGAGTGCCCCTGCGTTGTACACGGAATCGGACTGCCACTCGATTGTGGTCTGTACCGGTTTGCCCTGCTTGGCGTGGACACTGCCTGCGAGCCGGATTGGCTGGTGAGCGCGTCCATACGGGTTTGATTCAACACCGAGTCCCATGGCGGAGTCGCCACCAGAGACCTTGGCCAGAGCGTCTCGCATACGGATGGCCTGCTCAACCGGTACTTCCTCATCCAGACTGTACCAGACGTGCCGCTTCGGCGTGCCCTCGTCGGTCGTCCCACCGGAACACACCACAAGCGAGGGCTCACCCAACTGCTCGGTGAGCTCGCGCATCTTGGCGTCGGTGTCCCCCGCATCAAGGTCTGCGACGAGCGAGCGCATCCGCGCTACGTTGGCGCTTGTGGCACGCCGGTCGCTCAAGATGCCTGGGACAACGAAGGTCGCCACATTGTACTGCGCCCACCGCTCGGTGGCCGACAACACAGGCGTGAAGCCTTCCGTGGCGGGTTCCACGAAGATGTCCTCGCGGAAGACTCCCTCTTGGTCAGTTCCCTTTTCTCCGATACCGCGAACGCAGATGAACTCGTTCTCTTTCCAATCTCTCTCGCCGAAAATGAGGCGAAGATGCTCTTGGGCTTGGCGTAGGTCAACCAAGCCACGACGGTCTGTCAATGGCTGCATTTTGTTTGGGGTAGTAGTCTGTCTTACTTCAGCCAGAACGGCTTTGTGGTGTTGGGTGCCTGAGTGGGAGCATCCTCCCAACAGGTGCTCTTGAACGAGCAGAACTTGCACCGAAAGTCGGTGCGGTCTTTACCAAGGCGCGGGAGTTCCTTGAGCGATTGAGCGTCGATGACGCGCACCGCGCGATCCGAGGCTTCTTGGGCTGCGAGCGCGTCGAACGGAACCAACTCAACGAGCACCTCACCGGTGTCGCGGTTGAGCGCCGTGAACATACCGCCAGCGGGGATGTCGAGGTACGCGCAGTAGATTTGCATCTGGGCGTAGTACACCGGCTTTGACGCCTTCACGCCCTTGTTCTTGGTGTCGTTCCAGCTTTTGTCGTTGAGTGCCTTGTTCTCCCACAGCAGTGGATATTCAACACCGGTGATGATGGGGCCGCCGGCGACAATGCCGTCGATGTGTCCGCCGAGGCGTCCGTCCGCAGCTCGGAAGCCGAACTGTTTTCCGTCGCTCTTCTCGGTGAGCAGGTCGAACCCAGCAGCGCGGATATACTTCGCCATGCGGTCTTCGCCGTCGTGCCCCATGTCGAAGATGCGCAGCACCTCCGGTGGGAAGCCCGAGCCTTCGTCCTCAGGCGTGTGCTCGTACTCGTACCGAAGGCGCCTCTCGCACGCCTCACCCCATCGGGACGCCCCGAGGTAGTCCCGCTTCTCTTGGCTTGCCTGCCGCTTCAGAATGGCATCATCCAGCACCGCTGCGATAGCAGCCTGTGCCGGCTCGTTCCCGATTACCTTCTTTGTCTCTGGCTTAAAGATGCTCATCTTGGTCGTTCTTAAGGGCGTAGAAGATGCCGAAGATTGCCAAGAGCAACACCAGCAGATACGCGGTTACAGAGGCTTTGTCCTCCTGTTGGTAGAGTTTCACGGTGTCAGCTATGGCTATGGCTGCGAACAGGGTTGCCAGCAGTTTCATGTTTCAAGAATAGAGGGCCCTCAACGCCGCTGGCCAGCCGCCATTCGGCGATCTCGGATTCGAGGCGCTTGATGGTTTCGGTAGCGGTGTGTAGCCGCGCCTTGTACTCGTCGCGCTCTTCAGCGGCTTCGCTCAAAGACCGGCAGGTGTATGCCAGCCCGAAGTGGTTCTCCCACGCAACTCCGCAGGATGTGCAGTACTCACTCACGGCTGCACCTCCTTCCCAGCCACCGAGGAATCCTCGGTAACTGGTTGAACTGTCAAGGAATCCTTGTCAGTTGCCCACTTACCCATAGACCGTACAAACGCCTCTGCGCGGTGGCGAGCGGTTGCGCAGAGATAGCAACGGTATTTCGTCTCCGGCATCAGTTTCTCAACCCAGTAGGTGTACCATTTGAACTGGTCATCCGTCAGCACCTTCTCCGCTTCGTGCATTGCGTTGAGGTCATGAACGTAGTCTGGCATATACTTATATGCGTTCCCGCCTTGTCCTGGGAGTTCTGGCGGATAGCCCCACAGCTTGTGATTGTGCCAAGGCCCACTGTCATGGATGTCAGTCCATCCACACGCCTCAGAAATCGCCACATTCATTTGCTCGTCGGTCATGGCTGCACCTCCTCTTCTCTTGGCACTTGTGTGTCGCAGTCTTGGCAAAACCACATCTCAGAGCGCACGCTCCACTCCATAACGTTACCGCAGTTGCACTGCTTCTCTGCCTCGCTCTCGTCGTTGGTGAGCCATGAGTCATACCAGCTTGGGAGGTTCATTTTGCCTCCTTTCTGAGGCGAATGATTTCGGCCTCGATGCGCTTAAATGTCGCCTCGAACGCACGCCGGTTTGGGTGCGACTGAAGCAGTGTCTCCGTCAGTGCCAGAAGCTCAGTGGCTTCTTGTTCTAGTCTGTTTTTCATTTTGTTGTTGTTGCTCTGCGTGAAATCTCTCTTCTCAGGTACCATGCAGCTTTTTCAAGGTCTTGAACTTCATTGTCCTTGAACCCAGCCCTGAACACGTACTTTATCACGTTTCCAAGGTTGAACGAAAATGCCTCTGCAATGTCTATGCATTCGATTCCGCTCGGATGCTTGTTGTAATGCGCTGGGTGTTCGACGGCGCTGGTCGAGGACGGGTTGGATGATTTCGCGCCACAGTTTTGAGTACATACTGTCTCTTTCGGTTGGTTTTCCATGTTCTTTAGCCAAGAATTGCTTTTTTTATTCGGGACTCGTTGAAACGCCATGTCAGCAGACAACTCGCACGGTAGCGTGACATCCCAAACATGGGAACGTCCGCCATGTGCTTGAGCTGCGCGTCGGTGGGTGGCAGCTTGATCCAACTCTTGGTCTTGCGCGAGTTTGCGCGGTCTCCGTTTGAGCGCAGATAATCGTCTGCTTGAGCCAAAGCAAGCTCCTTGGAGTTGGTGCGCGTGATGATGGTGACGGGCCCGCCGTTGGGCGCTCCAATCGCGCTGAAGACTTCCCCCAGCTTGATAACGCCCGCCCACGCGGTGAGCCCATTGGCCATGCGCACCGCGTCGTTAAAGAGCGATTCCCAGCGGAATGGCGATAGCGAGATGATTTGCATCTCCGACATCTCAAACGACTCGATGGTTTCAACCGAGTTGGGTCGCATGGGAAAGATGTAACCGCACACGGGACACGCCATCGTTGCTGCCGGTACCTGAATGCCGCACTCGGGGCACTTCTTCGATGGCGCTTCACCGGTCTCGCTTTTGCGAACGAAGAGCCGGTCGCCAGCGTCAATGTCGCCATGCGTCATTAGCGACGCACCGAAGTCGAGAACGATGCAGTCCGACTTGATGACGCCGGGGTATCGCTTAGCGTCGATGCACGGGCGAAGTCCGCGGCCAATCATCTGGATCATTGTTGACTTCTGCGAACACGGACGCACCAAGACGACGCATCCTACACGCTGGCAGTCCCAGCCCTCCGTGAGCTTCATCACGTTCAAGAGAACCTTGATGCGGCCTTGGTCGAAGCGGCGCAGAATGGTCGTATTGTCATCGTCGGACATCTCCGAGTGAACCGCTTCAGCTGAAACACCCTCTTCGCGGAACGCCTCAGCCAAGTGCTGCGCGTGTTCGATGGTCGAGCAGAACACCACGGTTGCGCGGTCTTGAGCCTTCTCCTTCCAGTGCCGGATGATTTCCGAGTGAACGGCCCGCTTGTCCATGATGGCCTCGACTTGCCCCATGTCGAACTCTGCACCGGTCTTGCTGACGCTCTGGAGTTGGTCGTTAAGCCCAATGTCCATCCGGTACGCCTTGGGCGAAACCAGATTCCCAGAAGCGATGAGTTCGCCAACGCCGATCTTATCAGCGACGTTGTTGAAGACCGCGGTGAGCGCTTGCTTGTCGCCTCGCTCTGGGGTTGCCGTAAGCCCCAACACGACGCCCTTCGGGGAACGTTCGCGGAAAGTATCCACAATCCGCATATAGGTGTCGGCCGCCACGTGGTGACATTCGTCGATGAACAAGCCCGTCATGCCGCTTGGCATGGTCTCCAAATTCGCTGGCCTGCACAGCGTCTGAACCATTGCGAAGGTCGCGCCATCCGACCAAGCTTTGCGCTCGGCAGTGTACACGTCGGTCTTCTCCGTCGGGCAGTACCGCTTGAAGGTGTCCTTGTTTTGTTTCACCAGCTCGTCGCGGTGTTGAATGACGAGAACCGGTCCGCGTTTCACGAACGGCGCAAGGATTGCGCTGCCCATGACTGTTTTGCCTGCGCCAGTTGGCGCAATGCCTAGAGTGTTACCGCACTCGTTCAGTGCGGCGATGCAGGCGTCAACAAACTGCGCCTGCCGTGGACGTAAAATCATAAGTGCCTTTGTTTCACTGCGCCAAAATGAAAGCGCTGTTGCAGGGTCTCCCTGCACACCATACGGCTTGGATTTGCCGTAAGGTTTACCTCAAAAAAGGGGGACGAGACAACCATTATTGCCCCGCCCCCCTACATCCCCAAACAAACTCCTGTGCTACTTCAACCAAGCAGGTTTCTTGCCAGCTGTCGCCGCAGGTGCGGCGGTCTTCGCTGCTGGCACCGGTGCCGGTGCTGGTGCGCTGCCTTCGGTTGCCTGCGCCCACAGCTTGTGCCCGTTGCTGGCTGGATTCGGTGAGCCCCAGTCCGCAATGCTGTTGCGGTCTGCGCGTCCGTCCTTGCCCTTGTCGATGCCGACCTTGATGACGACGCCAGCGCCGTTAATCGCCTCGATGATGTTCAAAAACTCACCGTCGTTGAACTGCTCGTACGACTCAGGGTGCTCTGGGTTGAACACGCCCTTGCTCTCAAGGATGCGAGTAATGGCCCCGATACCCATTTGACGCCACACCTCGCTATTGTTGGTGTCGAATGGATTGCAGAGCATACCGAACACGCGCCGGTTGTTGTATTGGCCCCCTTGGATGGCGAGCTCAATGGAGACATAATCCCCACCGGTGGACTGACTGTTCTTGCGCTCCTTAACGACAAGGATTGCCTGTGCCACTGTCCCTTTCGGGATGAGTTCCATCTCGGTTGAGCCGACGTTTGTGCTTTGTGCGTTGAACATGGTTTCTGATTTTGGTTAGTTTTTCTGAGTGGTGTCGATACGTTTGCCTGCGCGGATCTTGGCGAGCACCTTACCAAGGTCAGCGGGTTCCTGGAGCTCAAGCGTGCCTGAGCGATCTTTCGCGGGATATCCCCACGGATTCTGTTGGTGACAGACAAAAGCGCGGTACTGCGACTTGTCTTCAGCCTCAAAGTTCTGAAGCGTCAGGACGAGGTCAAAGATACCGGGCAACTCGCGACCCGTTTTCGAGCCTTCGATTTGAACGTCCCAGTACTTGCGTTTGAGCTCATCCTCCTGCTGCTCCAGAATGCCAACGAGCACCACGTTCTTGTGGCAGTGCTGAAGCTGGGTCACCCAACGGATCATCTCGCGTCCAAGAAGCCCGTAGGCGCCGCGGATGTCGGGTTTACCGGTCTTTTCACTGAAGGCGTCTGGCTGCGTCTGGCACCACGCAAAGCACATCCGGCTTGCGACGGTGATGGAGTCAACGAAGAGCGTCTCGTACTGCTTGTGATTGTCCGGTGAGCCGAAGGCTTCGCACACCTGCTTGTAGGCAGCTGCGCTGTAGCTGCCGTTGGCGTCAGCTGGGTCAGGCCCGCCAAGCCAGAGAGCGATGGCTTTTGCCAACTCCCACGGGTGCGCCGCCATGTCGTTGGACGTTGCCCGGATGTCCAGGACATCCCCCTTCCAGTCTTTGCCAAGCGCCAGCGTACCGGCCTCAAGGTCAACGAACAGGGTGGTCTTGGCGTCCAGCGTGCGGGCTTGGTAGGTCTTGCCGACACCGGCAGGGCCGAACACAACCGCTTTGACGCAGTCCGACGTGCGCTTGAGACGCTCGTCCGCTTTGATGATTTTGAGCGCCATTACTTGAAGGAGATTTTGGGTTCGCTGTACTTGGTTGTGCGGGCGTCGAGAACGCGCTTGAGGACGCTCTCGTCCCCAATCTTCTCAATCATCCGCGCCGGTACGCTCATCTTGGTGGCGATGAGCTGGCGAGCGTCATCGAGCGGTAGCGCCTCCCAGAGGGATTGCAGCTTGCCCTGGTCCCAGAGGTAAGTTGCCTTAACCTCGTAGGTGAGCTTGACGTCGTCAACCGTTGTCGTCAGTTCCCCGTGTCCCTTGCCGGACTCGGCCAGCTTGTTCTGGAGGTCAGCGCCGACCATGTTGAGTGCAGCCTGCTCCAGTGCGGTTATCTCGTCCTCAAGAGAGGCGATTTTGGTGTTCCGCTTCGATATCTCGAAGCGTATTTGTTTCAGTGTCATTTTGTTGTAGTTCAGTTTTCAGTCTTGGGCACATATCTTCCAGACGGAGACTCCAGCCTTCCTTATGCGCGATGGAGACCAACGCGCAAAACTTATCCAGCGGGATTTTCCCCTTCTCGATCCACTTGGCCAGCGTTCTCGGCTGAACAAGCACACCGTGGAAGAGCAACTTCTTCCAAAGGTTTTTGACGCCTCCGAAGCTGTTGACCACGCGCCGACCGTTGATGGTGTAACTCATGGCGCCGATGACTGTGCGCGAAAATCGTTCGCGCTGCAATAGGTTTTTTCATTTCGTCGTAAGACGCTCTGCCGTAACGTCCAACGCCCATGGAACCCGTCTCCTCCAGCGAACTTGTTGCACGATTCACCGGTATTCACAACGCTCCCGCGGGGCTTGTGACGCTTGCTCCGAAGGTTTACTCCGAGTCAGGCCCGATTGCGACCATGGGAAGCGCCATGCCGCCGGACACGATTATCCCCAAAGGCGCAGGGATTTACGACGAGAATGGGATGCTGCCAACCATTAAAGGCAAAGGCCTTGAGTTCATCGCTTACGCTTAGGCTCAAGTGCCTTCTCGAACAACTCGGCTTCTGCATCGCGCCGACGTTGTAAACCCTTGGTTTCTGGCCACAACCGTTTCATCGACCGCATCAGCGCCGGTACGTCGTAGAACCGCTGGTCGCGCATAGCGTTCTGGATTCCAAGCATTTCGGAGCGTCTATCTCCTGAGAGCGCCGTGCCGCGGTTAAACACCAGCGAGATGAGTGCGTCTCGTGCTTCATCCGGTAAGTCCTCGGCTTGTGGGTAGATGCGTAGCATCTGGAGGTAGAACTTCGGCACCGTGTTGTTCTGGAAGACCTCAACGGCTTTCGTCCACAAGATCACGATGCTTCGCATGGCTGGAGAAGCGTGCAGGAGTTCGCGGGCAGCCTTGGCTTTGACTCCGAGGGCGGCGGTGAGCGCAAGGTAGTCAGATTCGGGGAGAAGTTGCTCCCACGCCTCTTGGAACTGTTGCGGCGTCGTGTAGCCCAAGTCGTAGCCAATACCGATGGTCACTCCGCTTTGCTCCCCGGGCCACGTCGGGCTCTGAAGGAACTTGCGGTAGTACTCCTCACCGCCGCCCACCTCAAAGTCGAGGATGAGCTTTAGTCCTGCGTCGGAGAGTTTCATCTCAGTGCCGCTCGCCCCCAAAGCGTTCCGCCAGCTCGCTTACCCGTTTCCACAGCTCCTTACGGTCGTCCTCGCACTCGCGGATCTTCTGCGAGAGATACCAGATGGCGATGGCCATTGCACACGCCAACGGACCTTGAGCAACAAGTTGGTTCACCATGGGTTCAAACGAGATGTCGGCAATCACGGTTTTTCTTTCCTGAAGATGTTGATGGCTGAGTAAACGCTCACGCCGGCGGTGAGGATAGCGTCCGCTTGGTCAGGCGCAATCTTAACTCCGAAGACCGTAAGGAGGCTGATGATGCCGCGCCATGTGGATGGCTCCATTAAACGAGCGAGGATGTATTTCATGGGTGTGTTGTGTGCTTTGCGATGAGTGCCACGGCAATTACCGCAGCGGTTGGGTAAACGAAGTCAGTGATGCCCTTAAGCGTCCACGCACGGGGCTGTAAACCGCCCCAGAATGGCATATTCGCACGCCGCCCACCGTAGTTGTGCTCGATGTTGCGGTACTCGGCTTGAGCGTACTCGCGCCCTATGAAGTACGCCGATCCAGCCGCCGCTCCAGTCCACCAATTGCCGGTCACCATGGCGATGACCGACTGGATGGCGAGAGCGATGAGCGTGTGGGCGAGGTGGTGCATGGGGTTAGCTTGCTTGGTTTGTCGAAAGCAAGGAGAGGCGAATCTCTACAGCGGCACCAATCCGATTTTCGACGTACAACCTTCCATCATTGTTGGCGCTAACTGTGATGCGGTTGTCTGGCCCTGTTGTGCCAGTCAAAGGGCCTGTTTGCATATTGAAGTACACGTCTCCAGCGTACTTATTGATTGCAGGTGAGCCTCCGCCTGATGCTTTGTAGACCTTGAACCATCCAAGACCGTTTCCGTTTTGAGAGTTCGAGGCCAGAGTTACAAGACCGCAAAGGTACGCGCCAGCGTCATTCGGGTTGATGACATAAACCGATGTTGCGGTGTCGTCTGCCAGCGAAAGCACTGGTGTGCTATTGAATCCAGCCTCGTCAACGTAGGAGAATCCGCGAGCGTACTTGATGAACTCGCCCGTGGAGTCAACTTGACGGTCAATGTCGTAACTGATTGCTGTTGCCTCTGTGACAAGCACGCCTCCCTCTGGAACCGGATTGCAGTAGAAGGCAACGATTCGCGTCAGCTTGGAGCGTTCAATCTTTATGCCGATACGACCACTGAGCACGCCAAATGCGTCAACAGCCAGATGGCCGAACGTCATCGAGTAGACACCCTGATTTGTTACTGCGCTTGGGCCGCCAATCTGAACTCCGATTGCGTTGTTTGCGGATATTGCAACACGCACATACCCTGGAAAGATGTTGTTATCGGTCCAGTTCACAAAGTTCAGCCCAAAAACTCTGCTGTCTTGAATGAATACGCTTCCAAAGGTGTTGAGCGTTACAACCTGCGGTGTGGCATCGTATCCGGACGTTACTCCGCCAGTCTCGATTCCGGTCCCGCAGGTTCCCTGAATATCGATGCTGCCGAAGACGCACTGAGTGACATTTCTTTTCGTCAACGCGCTCTCGCCACCTGTGCTGTCTGCGTAAATGGTGATGGCTTTGCTTGTGGTGCCGCTCATGTTGAGCGTTATGACATCAGCGTAGATGTTATGGGCACTGTGGATGGCAAGGCCAACGCCAGTAAATGAAGCACCCACATCAAGACGCATTCCCTCCCATCGCACATTTTGTACAACCGTTGTTTGGTCGGTTTGCACGGCAACACCATTGCGCGGACCTGTATAAATCAACTTTCCAGCAGGGCCGAAGCTTAAGTTGGAATTGTTCTTGAGCGTGATTGTAGACGCATGGGCGCACGGAACATCAATCAGCACTGTTCCACCGCCATTGATTGCGGCTTGAATCGCCGCAGAATCGTCTGTAACGCCATTGCCAACAGCTCCGAACTGAATAACAGAGATAATCTCGTTCAGCTTGTCTGCGTTCTGAAATGCTTTGCTGCTCATAGGTGTGTGGTGTGGTTGCTTTTGATACTTTCCAGAATCGCCATTTGCTCGTTGTGCTGATGCTGTAAAATCATCGACTGAAGCTCTATCACTTGCAGCTTCAGATTGGCATTTTCGATGCGGAGTTTCTTAATCTGATTCTCGGTGCCTTCGCCAATTTGTACTCCAGATTCTTCCATAATTACGCTAGTGCTGCTGTCCATTTCCATCCGCCGTTGTATACGCCAATCTTATTGTTTGCCCTATCGTAAATCATAGGAATTGTGCCAGTTAGCGTATTTGCCGGAACTCCAGAAGCAACACCGTTGACAGTCGGTATGTATGTAAAGCCAGCCGTTGCGGATGTTGCCAACTCAGTGCCAAGAGAACGCAGATAGACATCGCCCTGAGTTCCGATTCGCATACGTGTATTCAAGCCGTCTGAACCACGTGTAGCCAAATCAATGGAGCTGCGAATGTCACCAGCGGCAGGCGTTCCGTATGTCTGTCCGTAGATTTGTGAACCAACAACGAACGTAGACCCATCAGAACCTGCGAATTGAAATATTCCGAGAATATCGCTGGTGTTTACAATCGTATGCGATCCAACAGTGGCGTTTCTGGATTTGTTTAGAGTTGATGTGGCTGGATTTGCGTCAGCCGAAAAACGCCCAACCTGCATGACGCCGGCTGCGCTTTGAGAGTTGGCATTCCCATTTCCATTTATTGAAAAAAGAGAAACGCCAGAACTGTTTTCTATTCTAAAGATGTCAGCAGCTTGCGTTGCAGAGTTTGCCCTTCCAACAAGTGCTGAGTTAGTGTCTTGGTTGCACTGCGCATAAATCTTGTAGGACGAAACACCTACCGTCGAACCAATCGCGATATTTCCAGCGTTTGCCCTGATAAGAATAGCTGCGTTACTGTGCGTTCCTCGGATATCCATGAACGTAGTCGCATTCGAGTCATCACGAATGCAGACGCCTGATACAGGGCCGGTCTTTGCTCCAGTTACCTGCCCGTTAAAAGCGAGGCCAACTTCAAACTGTTGTCCAAACGGATTGCCTAAAGAGATGCCAACCCCCGAGTCAGCATTTCCAATACACGAAACCCACAGGCCAGTGCCTTGACTGTACCCAGTAGGATTGTAGGTCGTTACCACGCCGCCGTAGTTTTGCGTAGTAAACTCGCCAGCAGTAGCTCTGCCGGTAGAGGTGTCCCTGCGCCCTGTGGCAAATATCCCGATTGCTGTTCCTTGTCCTACTCCATTGAAGCGACCAAGACCATACAGACCGCACGCATCTCCTTGAACATTAGTCGGAATGGCGTTGTAAGAAGATTTTGCCACACCCAGCACCCCAACCGTCTGCCCCTCGTTATTCACGGTGCCTGCGCAAATGCCCGTGATTGCTGCCATTTCATCGCAAAGATCTGATGAACCAGGTTTCGGAATATTCGTTGTGCGCGATACTTTAATTGCTGGCCGGCCTACCGTGTCTGGCGTTGCCGTAGACCCCAATCGCAAATCAAATATTTGCCCACTTATTCCTGTAGTGTAGGCAAATAGTTCTTGTCCTCCTGCTGAGTAAGTGTTTGTCCAAGTTACATTTGTATCAAACAGAAAATATCCTGCAACTGATGATGTTAAATAATAGGAACCAGTTGGAACAAAGATACGAGAACTGGTTGCAGCAGCAGCCGCGATAAACGCCGCAGTGTCGTCTGTCACTCCATCCCCAACCGCCCCAAAGTCCTTCACGCTGACGGTCTCTGCCAGCTTCGCCTCGACGTTCGTGAACACCGAGTCCACCGCAGGCAGCTTGTAGGTGACGTCTTGAGCGTCGATGTTTGCGGCGGTGTCGTAGTTGTAGCCGATGTCGAAGACGAACTCGTCCCCGTTGTCAGCCCCAGCCGTCAGGGTAATCTGGCTGTAGCCGGTCTCGGTGTAGTCTTGACCTACGATGAGCCGCAGCCCGTTGCGGTAGACGAACAGGTTGTTCGTCCCAGGGATGTAGGTGCGGCTGAGGTTGAACACCGTCTGCCCCGAGATGGCGGTGATGACCTGCTGGTAGGTGCTGCCTGCGCTTGTGCTGGGGTCGCGGTAGTTGAGGTCAGAGAACACCAGTGCGCCCTTGTTGTTGGTGACGCGCAGGGAGTAGGTGACGAAGGCCGTGTAGATGCGCCCTGGGGAGCCGTTGCGCGAGAGGTAGCCGTTGATGGTGCGGATGGGCTGCGCAGCCGGCTGGGTGAGGGCCGCGTCCCAGTAGACCGGTATTGGGTCTGTGACAGGGTTGAGGTTCGCGCTGCCGACGTAGACGTTGCCGTTGTTGAGCGGAGAGCCGTCGGTGTCGTTGAACGACGGGAAAGGTGACTCGATGATGTATGGCATGGTGTGTTACTTTTCCTCCTTTTCGGATTGTTTCTGGCCGTAGAACTTAGCGTAGGGGCGTAGTTTCTTGATACTATCAGGTGTTTGGCCCCTGAGAAGCTCAGCGGCTAATTTCGGGTTGGTTTGCGCTTCAACAAGGATGTTCAAGGCAACTTTAGACGGGTCTCCTTTTGAAGCGAATCGAAGCAGAGACGAAACAGCGGTGAAGAACCTTGCCCCAGCTCCGACTTTCTCATCAAGACCAGCAGCGATGCGTTGCAGCGCCCCAAGTGAGTTGTTCTTGTTTATGTCGGAGAGATTGCTGCCAATCGCGGTTCTGAGAGCTGTCTGTGATTGGCCTTGGGTCGTTCTTGTCGGACGAGCGAGCAGTTCGTACTGCTTGCGAATGATGTCCAAAGCTTTCATCTCCTTGGAATCCTTGCCGTACACCTTCTCCAGTACGGCTCGCTCTCTCAATCCCTCAATAAGGAAGTCGTTCAGCTTTCCGAAAAGGGCAGCAAACTCGTCTGGCTTTACCGGCTCCGCTTTGTTGAGCGTTGTCTCAACCTGTGAATTGCTCCGCAGATTTTCATTGAGATAGCTGCTAAGCGCATTCTTGAACCCTTCTTCAGCCTGCTTGTTGCCACGCAGAGTCGCCATGATTTCAGAGGTCATTCCAACAGGGTCGTCGGACTTGAAAATGTTGGTGAAAGCCATTTTAGCGTCCTTGCCGAGAATCTTGTTCACAGCCATGCCTTGGATGCGCTCCTGCTCGTTCCTAAACGCTTCCTTGGCCTGTTGCCTCTTCTCTTTTTCAATAACCGTTTCGCGCTGTTTTGCGTCGACCTTTTTTTCAGTAAGTTCAGCTTTTGCCTCGGCGGCAAGTTCACGGGCAAGTGTTTTCTCTTGCTGCGCACGCTCAACGCCAGCTTCCGCTGTACGGATGTCCGATTGAGCTTTATCGACAGCCGCCCTTGCAGATGGGAACACTCTGGAAAAATCTCTGGCATCCCCTTTCATGGCCCAGTTTTCCATGCTCTTGACAGTCGGCGCAGACTCAACTTTTTGAGAGAACATATCGACAAACCAGTTATCGATAGCCTGCTGCGCGGCAGGGTCTCCTTTGATCGACTCCTTAAGCTGTATTAAGGATTCAAGGTCGGACGTGTACGCGTCGATTGTTTTGCTTGGTGGCGTCTTTTTGTCGCCTCGTCCATAAATAACACCCCAAGCAGGACCATCGAAATACTTGCGTGCGTATTCAAAATACAGCTTGTTGGCCCTTGCAAACAGAGGAGAAGCGTTACCGGCAGTTTCTAGGTCTGCCTTAAGCGAATCTTTCACCATCCCCAGCCATTTTTGATAGGCGATATTTTTGGTGTCTGAAAGTTCTCCAGAAATGCTCCGGTAATCAGAATCAATGTCCTCAACCCTGTTGACCTTATTTTTGTCTGGATTCTCAATCAGATCTTCAATCATCTTTGAGATGTGCTCTGGAATATTTCCACGCTCTCCAGCCTGCTTCTGAACCTTTTTTAGTGCCTCGATGGTGTTCGCGTAGTCAACGACAAGATCACCGGTCTCCTGGCGAGCTTTTGCATATGCCTCATCGTGCAGTGCCTTTTCCTCCTTAGCGTTCCTCAGCAGCACCTGTTCAACGGTTATGCTTTGGTCCGACCGAGACCGGCTTTTCTGCGCTTGAGCAAACTGCTGACCAGCCTGCTTTAGACGCGCCGCGCTGGCTTCAAGAGCAGCATCAGCGGCAATCGCTCCCTGCTTGGCTGCATTAAAGTTGTTTCTGGACTCGGCGAGAGCATCGTTTAAGGCACTTACCGCTTCGCGGTTGCCTTTTTCAATGGCGCTGTCTCTGGCGGCTTCAGCAGCTCTGATAAGCTTGTCGTGTTGGGCTTGGATAACGCCTTGAGCGGCCTCAATACCGGCGCCTCCCTGCGGCTGGAGCGTTGCGCCCAAATCAGAAGCAACCGCTTCGCGTGTTTGCTGGCGGATGCTGCGCAGTCCAGCATTCGTTGTTGCCAAGGCTTCCTGCAACCCAAGCAGCCCTTCGTTGCCTGAAATCTCACCGGCGAAGAACGTCGCCCCTGGGGACGTTGGGATACCCTGCTCGATTGCAGTCGCGGCCAGTTCCGCTGGTGCCTTACCGCCGGCAAACTCCTGCATCGTTTGCTCGGCACTTCTTCTTCCAGCAAGCTCGGTGCGTTGTTTGCGCGGCATCATCATTGCCGTTCCCAACTTTGTTGGGCGAGTGATAGCGCCCATGATGGCTCCTTCAGCCATCTCCTGAGCCGTTGGAAGCCTGCCTTCCATGCCTGCCGCCGCAAACGATGCTCCAGCCCCAATAGCGCCTTCTCTAAGGGCCATATTACGTGCGGCTGCGACAGCGGCTTGAGAACCCATGCCGGCTATTGCGCCGATGCGAGAAGGCGATGGGACGCCGGTGGCAAGACCTGGCGCAAACTCACCAGCCGCTCTCGCGTACCGCGTTGCAGCAGCAGCTTCGTCAAACCGGCGTTGAGCCAAGTCCGCCTCGCTTGGCGGAAGTATTGACTGTTGAAGCTCTGCACCGAGCTTTGCGCCAGCCACTCCACCAGCAATGCCAACAACTGGATTCGCAGTCATTGTTCCGGCAGCAAACCCACCCAAAGCTCCACCAATTGTTGGAACAATCTGTTCGGTAGCACCGCGGGCCGCAGCCCCCAGCACACTTGGCTCCATCTCCTGCTTGTACTTCTCCCACGCGCCGGCAAGCGTCGGTGACTGCTGCGGGTCGAAGGATGAGTTTAGGTCGATGGCGCCCTGAGAGACGAGTTGGTTGAAGTAGTCCCTTGTTGACCTTGTTTTTGCCGATTCCTTGAATGCGGCGACCTCAGCCTGAGTAGGCGCCTCACCGGTCTGAGCCTGCCTGAGTTCAGCGATGAGTTCCGGTGGTACGCCTCGGTTAAGGCTGGCTTCTTCACGGGCCTGCCTGCCCATGAACGGCTGCGGTTGAAGCTCCCCTGGGGGTTGCTCGAAAGGCGACTCAGCACCTTGAGTTGGTTGTTTTTGAGGAACAACGTCCTTAAGTTTTTCGTAAATGCTTGGAATCTCTTCAGGAGAGTTGGCCTGAACGTCAACCTTGTTCCCGTTAATCTCGATACGGTAAGTTGGCATTATTCAACAATTTGAAATTTTATCCCGTTGATTTCCTGCATTTTGCCAGGCTTTCCAAAATCAGGAGGCGGCCCTTTCTGAACCTCCCTTGAAGCTCTGGCTCGCTCTGCGTCATTCTGCGCATCAATGGAGTCTGCACCGTAGAACTTCTTCTTACCCAAATCAGCAGCAAGTCGTTTCCTGAACTCAGAGAAGGTCTCGCCTTTATTCACATTCAGGTCACCGATTGACGCTTCCTGCTTTGCAACACCAAGTGTTCCGAACTTTGATATCCAGTCCGATTTTGCTTCTTCGTATTTCGACGCCCTTGCGGCTCCATTTGACAGGGCAGTTAGGTATTCGATGAGCTTGTTTGGGTCTCCGTATACACTTGGAACGGATTCAAGTGCTGTCCTTGTTTCTCGATCCGAAATGGCTCCAGAAGTAACCTTCTTAAATCTTGCAAGCGCATCTTCTTTAACTAACGCCTGTGTTGCTTGTATTGCAGCAGAAACATCATCTTGCGTTCCAAATATACCCTTTGCGCCCTCCTTGATTCTCGCCCCTAATCCACCGCCAAGTCTTTGGCGTAAGTTTTCAAGGGATTTTGCGATTGAGTTGGCCTTGTCAGATAAATCAGCAAATGTCGCTGAGTTGTCAGCGCCTTCATTCACAATCTTCTGAAGACCCATTGGAAGTTCTTTAACGTCCACTCCTCCAGCCATCTTCTGCTTTCTCTCAGCGCTCTTTTGTTCAGACTCACTAAACTTGAACGCACTATCTGCCAATTCACGGAACTGCTTGGCAGCTTGTGGGTCTACCGAGTTTGCTAAAGATTCGATGTCAAGAAACCAAGATGTTTTATCGAGAAGACCTTGCTTATCAGCATTCTTCGCATCTTTTAGCTTCTCTTGAAGCATACCGCCTAACTCTTGTGTCTGAGGATTTCCAGACAATGCAGTTGCGTAGTCCTCAAGCTTCTTGAGTGCAGTCTGGTTGTCTCCTTTAAGACCAGCAGCCCCAATGCTCATCACTTCTTTTACGAAGCTGGTTTTGATTGGATCAGAGGAAGCAGCAAACACTTTCTGGAACATTTGTGATCGCTCAGGCGCAAGCATGAAGGATGTTGATAAGGCATCCCTCATTGTCTGAACGTCTTCTTCGCTCTTTGGGCCTCCCTGTTGAATAATTGGCCCAACTCTCGAAGCCATGTTTGCCTGCGCTACCTCTGGGAACTTGGCAGTAAACCCTGGGCTTGCAAACGGAAGAAGCCTCGCGATTTCGGATGGGCTTTTGCCTTCAGAAAGCGCAATGGCAAGGTCCCTGTCTGCTTTTTGCTGGGCCGTATAGTCCTGAAACTTTGACGCCTCTCTGGTTGCCGCTGCCTCGCTCTGCTCCATCTGCTGGCGTCGCGATCTCACGCCAAGCTCAGCTTCCTGAAGCTGGAGAGGGGCTAGCTGTCTTGCAAGTTCCTGCTGTGCGCGTGCGGACCTGATGCCCTCGATGGCTTGCAAGCCTTGAAAGAACCCGCCGCCAAACATATTGGTGTTTGGCTGAGGAATTGGGATGGTGTAGTTGAACTCGGCCATAATGTTACACGTTGGCTGTCATTGTCATACTGGAAGCGCCTCTGGAACAGCCGAAGCATACCCTATTCCTCCATAGCCGCCCCCACCTCCGCCAACCCCACCTCCGCCAGTCCCAAGCATATTCAGTAAAGCATAGTTCTGAAGACCGCCGCCAATCGCGTTTGCAAACCCACTTACACCAGCAGCCTGCCCTGCGGCAGCTCCTTGTATGCCGGCTGCCTGCGCACCTGCCTGTCCAACCATCAGATTAGCCATTGCATTCCCTGATTGAAGAGCGCCAGCGCCAACACCTGCCGCTGATGCCTGTCCAACATTAAGAAGATTCTGAGCAGCGGTTTGTCCCACATTGGTAAGACCGCCAAGACGGGCGTATGTCTGGTCAATGAGTTGGTTCAGAAGCTGTGGACGATACCGTGCAAGCGCACTCTGCGTGTCCTCGGCGCCTCGCCTACCGGTGGCAGAGGCGTTCGCAAGCAGAGCAGCCTCGCCTTGACGAGCGAGCTCTTGGAACAGTGGCCCCTGCTCGATTTGCTGGATGGCTTGGCGCTGCTGCTCCATGCCCATTTGCTCGTACTGCTTGTCCTCAAGAATCGGCTTAAACAGCGCCTGTTGCTGATTGTACCCTTCTGTCTCTATGTCTCGAATACCTTTGTCGGTAGCTAACTGAAACTTGGCAATCAGGTCTTCACGGGCTTGCTTGATTGCTGTTTTTCCCTTTTGTCCCTCTGCAAGAGTCGGATTTCTGTACTCGGTTGATTTCTTTAGAGCCGCAAGCTCACGCTCTCTATTCCTTTCGTACTCTTTGATGTTCTTGTCAGTAATGTCAGAAAGCTGTGTGTACTCAGGTTGCTTGTAGACATTTAGCAAAGCCTGTTGACGCGCCCCTTCTCCCCCAAGGCCAACAAGGCGCTGCATCTGCTGAATAGCGCCTGGACCTGCCGCAATATACGGCTGCGTTAAATCAGGACGCCCAGCAGAAATGTAAGGGGCAAGTATTTGCCGCATTACATCAAACTGACGCGCCTGTTCACGTTGAGCAGCACTGTATCCTTTCTGCTGCGCTTCCGCAGCAGCTCTTGCCCCCTTTGAAGCCTGTCTTCCAGAATACACAGAGGCTCCTGCGCCTAATGCTCCTGCGCCAAGAACAGCCCATGAAACAGGATCTAATCCCATAAATTAAAGTCTTTTAAGGTAAATCTTCTCTGCAAGTTTATATCCCATCCTTAGAAGAAGCTTCTCAAGATTAAGGGATGCCGATGAGTGTTGTGTAACAAAAAGCGCACCATCGTTCTTAAGCTGTTCGTCACACCACTTAAGAAACTTGATGCCCGTTGTTCCTTTTCTGAAGTCCTTGTGAAGAAACAAGGTGTCGTGGGACGCAAAGTTGACACCGTGTTGATGATGTTCGACGAACGCGAATACGTTGTATCCAACCAACCTTGACTCATGTCGCGCAGTGAAAACACGGAGCAGTCCAAGTTGCTCGAAAGCCCCATACTTATCGTATGGAACCCTTGCAGGAAGATCTGCAATTTCGCCAGAAACTTCCGCGTGATGAATCCCAATGAGTTCTTCTGCTTCATTGCCAAGTTGCTCGGTAAAGATTTCACGCTGAAACTCCATCTCTAGGTCACTTCCCTCCCAGAAGCCATGATAGTAAGCGAGGTCGCTGCGCTGGCGGTCGTTGAGATGATTCCACCGGACTCAAGAACCTGCCCGACAAGCTCTGGGCAGGTGTAGGTCTCATTTGGTACGACGACCTTCGAGGACAAGATGCGGTTGCTGGCAGCAACAGAACCTGAGGGCGTAATCAGGTTCACCGAGATGGACACGTTCGCAGCCGCCGTGTTGGTCACCGTGAACTTGTCGATGATGCACTTGCAGTTCGACGCCTGATACTGAGCTGTCGCGACAGCCTCAGCCTGCTTGGGCGGGATGATGTTTTTGACGGTTACAGCCATTGTCAGGAGATGTTGTTGGTCACGCTAAGGATTGCGGATGGTATTCCGGGCACCGGTGGGGCTGCGGCAAAGGCTTGAATGGTAATGTCCACCGTGTCAACGGCCCACATCAACTCCAAGTAATCTCCCGCAGTCATCTTATACACGAAGTTCCACGCTGCAACACTTTCTGCGTTGTTGCCTTGGATTCGTATCTGAGTGGCTGAGTTGGCTTGGTCAACGCCGTTGATCCGCGCCCACAAGTAGAACAAGCCAACGCCACCAGAAACCTTGTCCAGTTGCAGCGAGAACTGGAAGTTGTACACCCCCTCAGAATCAACGTAGATGCGGCTTGCCGGCGTCCCAATGCTCACGCCGAAGCTGAGGTCAGTTGAGTTGAACGTGACGCCGTATGCCGTGTTTATGGCCGCTGCGTTCTGCGTTGTGGTGTCGTAGAAGGTGCCGTACCTCGGGTTCTTCTGCTGCTCTACCGGTGGCGCCTGCGAGAGCAGAGCTACCTGCTGGGCCAGTTCAGCAATCTGGTTAGCCTGCTGAGTAGGCGCTGTAGAAGCGAGCTCGATGACGCTGCGAAGGGCTTCAACCGTGTCAAGCGCCTGCTGTGCAGACGTCTGAGAGTTATACGAGTCAATGGTGTTGGCGTCGATGCTGGCTGGGACGTACTCGAAGAGTTGCTCGAAGGCGCGGATGAGACGCTGGTCGGGCAGGAACTTGGCAAGGTCATTCCGGTTTGGCTTGATGGAGTTGGCCATTTACCACACAAGCGGCTCAAGCCGCGCCTCCAAACGGGCCATTGACAAGTGCGCGTCGCTCGTCCCGCGAAAGCGATACGTTCTCCAGTCTCCCATGCGACCGTTGCGCATCCACGTCAGGCGCTTGTTGCGGTCTCCAGTCTTACCGGCGCTGATGCCGCGCTCTTGCGAGTAGGTGATGCCATCAGTTGAGTAACTCGCGAAGATGGTCGGGTTTATGCCAATGGCCACGCGCCCAGGCAGGGCGACGAGCTCCAGTTCATGGAAGATGGCGCCTTTGCCTTCGTTGTAGAAGATTTGCGTCTCGAACTGCCAACCGATGCGCTCCCCCCAGAGCGAGGAGATGTCTTGAACCGCGTAGCCGAGATTGGGTGCCGAGGTGTCCCCGCAAATCCACTTGTCGTAGGCGTGGATGAAGTTGCGTGCGCGGTAGCTGCTGTTGCCGTAGAGACCGTCAGCCAGCGTGAACCAGATGGCTTGGCCGGCGACCTGCGAGATCGCGCCGTCGTAGACTAGCGTGTGGTCCGGAAGATGGATGTAGAGGTGGTTAAGTCCGTTGTACAGACGTGTTTCACAGATAGTCGTAGCCAGAGCAGCTTCAGAGTAAGTTGCCAGAATCTGGTCAATCTCCCGTGTAGCGATTTTGACGGTGTTGGCTCCGGACGCCAGCCATACCGATGGCGCCTCGTTGCGTCCGCCTCCGACGAAAGCCACAGAATCCAGATATACGCAGCAGGAGTACGTTCCGATTCCACCCCGTTGAATCTGGGCTCCTTCGATGCGAGCGAACGGGAAGGATAAGATGTCTCCACCGACGTTGTTGAAGAGCTCAATGGTATGTCGGTTAATCGCATAGACCTCGTTCCGGAACTTCTGAATCGAGATGATGGGGTCTGGATCGGCTTCGGATGTCGCCTTGGCCTGAACGATGGTCGGGTTGACCAAGTTCGTCGTGGCGATGAAGAACCCGTCCGTCAGAAAGAAGTACCCATCCACCCAGCAGAAGTCGATGATTGGACCCATTGATGGGTCAGGCGTGAGGCTGGTGAGCGTTGATCCGTCCCAGTAGTACAGCGTTCCGCTGGAAAGAATCGCCAGCAGCGTCTCCGAGTAGTCAAGGGTTACCTGACCGGTGCCCCCAACATCCGCGAGCACCACCACGTTCCCAAGCGAACTCACCGAGACGAGCTTCGTGCCCATCACGCGGTAGAGCACGTTGTTCCACTCAATGCCGCCACGGTCGAGTCCCGGGCCTACCGCGAACTGCTTAATCCCGTCAGCCGGTCTCAGGTAGCCCTCGCTCAAGCCAGATGGCTGAACGACGGGCACCAAGTTGCGCGGGTAGCTGCGGCGGAAGTCGCCGGCCCCGTCCGTGTAGATACCGCTGAGCAGTGGTACTTGCATTACTTCTTCTTGGCGGTCTTGGCAGAAGCCTTAAACGCAGCAGCGGTCGGAGCGCCCTTGGAGCCTGGCTTGCGCATCTTCTCCTTGCTACCGGCTTCAATGCGTTCGCGTTTGGCGTGGATGTTGGCGTATAGTCCTTTTTTCATTTGCAGTTCCAGCGTTTGAGTGAAGCAGCTTTGCGGGTGGGCCGGCCTTTCTCGTCCTTCATTGGCCCAGGCATCCCGCTCATCCTTGCGCAGAACGACCGCCGACGCGCAGCGTCTTTTTCGGTCTTTGGGTTGGGTGCCGGCGCCTTAAGGTTGCTTCCCGTCTCGCGGTTGTACTTGGCGCGGCCCTTGGCAGTGAGTCCTGCCCCCTGAGAGACAGGGAGCTTCTCACCGCGGCTGACCGATAGGTTGACTTGCTTCTTAGGCATCTTCAGGAGGAGGGGCAAAGGTTCCGTCTGGTTGCTCAATCCAGCCCATGCCACATGGGGTATCTGTGACATTAACGAGAGTTGTGCCCTGCGGTGGATTGTAGGGGGTTACACCGTCCCAAACAATCATGTTCACTACTACTTTTGTAGCCTCATCAACGACTGCGTATTTCATTGCTTAGAAGTAAGTTGTGATAATAGCAAACCCAGCGCCGCCAGCGCCGCCTGCGCCGCTTGTTGCTCCATCTTCGGTCGCTCCACCACCACCCCCGCCGCCTGCTGGGAACCCACCTGCTCCACCTGCTCCTCCGCTTCCGCCACCTTTTGCGCCTCCTCCGCCTCCTCCGCCAGAACCAACTGCAAATAGGTTCGATGGAGCAGACAATCCCGCTCCCCCTGCCCCTGCGTTAGCTGGGCCATTGCTTTGCGCTCCTGCTGCTCCACCAGCTAAATTTAATGCATGAGACCGTCCGCCTGCTCCTCCGGCAGAAGTAACTGATGTGTTGGTAAGGCCGCCTCCTCCTGCTCCACCAGCACCACCATACGCAGCTAAAACAGTTGCAAGCGAAGGAGTTCCAGCCGCGCCAGTTGAGCCTGTTCCAGAAGCAGATCCACCAGGATTCGCTTGCAACCCTCCAGTGCCAGCAGTTCCGTTGGCCTGACCAGCAACTCCTCCCAAAGCAATAAGCGACCCAAAGGTTGTATTGCCTCCAGCTGTGCCTGCAATTTGACTTCCACCGTTTGTTGTTTGTCCAGCCCCGCCTGAGCCGCCAAGGCCAATAGAAACAGATTCAGTTGCCCCTAAATCTGAAGCCCTGATGTTTGCATTTAAATAGGAACCTCCACAGCCTCCACCGCCTGCAACGCGGGCGATTGTTGTGTTGTTATTTTTCTGCCCACTCGAACCTCCTCCGCCTGCGCCGAAGAGTTGAATGTTAACCGATACAGCCCCAGCAGGCTTTGTCCACGTCCCACTGGAAGTAAAAATCTGCACGTCGGTCGGGGTTGCGCTGCCGCCAGAAGATGCAATGGTGATAGCTCCGTTGCCGTTCGTGATGGTGACATTGCTCCCAGCCGTCAGCGTTGCCTTTGTAAGCCCGCCTGCGGCGTTGCCGATGAGCAGCTGCCCATTGGAGTAGGTGGTTTCCCCTGTGCCGCCGTTGGCTTCCAAGACCGTTCCGGTTACGTTCGATGCTGTACCGGTGGTGTTCTGGTTCAGCGTTGGAACGTCAGCAGCTTGGATTGCGCTCATCACCACGTCGGTGCCATTCCCGCGAAGGTACTGGCCGGAGGTCGTTGCGCCAGCGAGATTGTCCATTGCTGCCTGCCTTGAAGCAGACTGCATGAAGGAGTCGATGTCAGAGGATACTGTAATGTCAGGCATATGCTTTAGGGTCTGAGGTACCGGTCAACGCCGCCTGGCCGGCGATAGTAGTTCGTTCCGCCACCAGGGCGCAGGTAGAACGACGCAGCGGGAGGAGGCCCTGGCGGGGTCACCGTGGGCCCCGCAGGCGTCTTCGAGCGTCGTCTTGAGAGGTAACGAATCACAGGCCAGCGCCGCAGATGAAGTTAACCGTCGTTCCGGAAGGCGAGATGATTGCAATGACGTTATCATCCTCGAACTTGCCAAGGGACACTTGGCTGCTCGGCATGACGAGATAGTCAGCGGTCGTTGCTGTAATCGTGCCCTGCCCGATGCGGACGTACACCGGATTGGTTGAACCGGTGTTAGTCACGCAGATGCTGCGGGTGCCAGATTGGATAGTGTAACGAGCGGAGGTTCCAGTTGCTGACTGGGTTTGTCCGCTGCCGTAAGAGGGATTGAATGGGAGTGTCATATTAGCCTACGCGATACCATTTTTGGATGACCGGCTCGAACCGGAGTGTGAAGAAGCCGTTTGCCGCGAGAGTCGTCGGAACGCCACCTCCGACCGCCCCATTCAGGTTCACCGTCAAAGCGGTGATTGTCTGGGTGGTGTTGACGAGAATCTCTTGGTTTGCCACGCAGCCCGAGACCTGCGGGAGCTGGATTGTCAGCGAGGCCACTGTGCTAATGGGGGTAAGCACCAGCCACACGCTGTTGTTCGTGCCGCTGATGGCGACCGTTGAGCCGCTAATCGGCGAGGAGTACTGAATGACCTTGCCATCGTTGACCGTGACGTTCTGCTCAATGAAGTCAGCCACCACCGCTGCGGTGCAGTTGTAGTCGAGCCCGTTCTGGTTGACAGCAAACAACGTCGAAGGGCTGATGCTGTCGACGTTATCGAGATTTTGAATAGCCATGTTAGAGGAAGAGAAGCTGACCGTTGGGTTGTTGCTCGATGGGGGCGATGGACGGAACCGGCAAGAACGGCCAATCCACATCCTTGTTGCCAGCGCCAGCAGGCATCTGCGAAGGGTACTGTTGCTGGAGGACGTTGGCGCTCTGCATGAGGAGCGTCTGGTAGCCAGCAATCGCGCCTGTCTTGGTGTCAGGCGAAGGCGATTTGCCGTACTGCGGGGCGATACGCATCGCCAGATTCAAGATGATCGCCTCATTCGCCGTGAGCGGCACATTGGTTTGCGTGTCGAGGTCAGCGTTGTCAGGCGAGTTGGTCAAAGGATAGCCAATCTGGATGGCTTTCGCGTACCACTGCGCCACCATGGCATCAAGCCGGCGCACCGCTGACTGAAGCTCGTCGGGCGTGAGGTCAAACACGTAAGACGCCAGCCCGAGTTCCTCAAAAGCGGCCTCAACGAACTGGCGTTTAGTGTATCCCATGCGGTTATTTGCGCTTGCGGCGCGGTTTATCTTCTTCTTCGTCTTCTTCAGCCAGCAAAACCGGCTCTCCAGCAGCCTCAGGAGCAGGCGCAGCCTCGGATTCGGGCTCGCTGACCACAATCTTCACTTTGGGCTCGTTCTTGAGCCTTACAGCGGCCTCAACGGCCTTGTTGTAGACGTCCACGGCCTCTTCAACACTCAAACTCCAGCCCAAAGAGAGGGCTTCATCGAGTTCGTCTTGTGATTCGACGCCGCAGTAGTCGTAGGTGCCATATCGCGCAGGGCTTTTGCCTGGCGAGCGGTACACCATGATGGGGAAATCAGTCATTTTTTCAGTTTGCCGACGGGTTTTCCAGCCGCTTGCTTCGCTTTGCGAGCAGTCGAGAGCGCGATTGCAATCGCTTGCTTCTGCGGTTTACCGGACTTCATCTCCTTGCTGATGTTCGAGGAGATTGTCTTCTGCGAATAACCCTTCTTGAGCGGCATAAGTCTTTGGTTTCAGTAAAGTTAAGGGGATGGCCCCGAAGGGCCACCCCCCGTTAGCGGGAACTATACCTGATTGAACAGGATGATTCCACTCATTTCGGGTTGCTTGTTCACAACCCCGTAGAACGTGTCCACACGATACTTGGTCGTGAGGGTGTTCTGGTCGAAACGCTTGGTCATAACGAGCTCCAACCCTTGGTCGGTTGAACCGCGCATCACCGCAACGCCAGCGTTGTCGGGGAGCGAGTAGCGGCCAGGGAGGATTTCAATCGCGTCCTTGTGCCAGAAGCAGTTCACAGGAGCTGCTGCCGTGTTGAGGAGCGTGATTGCCGCGTTGGATGCCTTCGTGTTCGCCACGCAGTTTTGGTTCTGCGCGGAAGCTGCGTTAGCAACTTGGTTCGTGATGAGCGGCGGGCTGATGACGATTGCTTGGTTACCAGCAGCAGGCGCACTCGCCGAGATGACACGGAAGGTCTTAAGCTGACCGGTGTCGCCTTTGGTGATGTGGTGCACTGCGTTGATGCCAGCGATCGTGAACGCGTCGCCTGCGGCCAAAGCCCCAGCGGAAACTGCCACAGTCAGGGACTGGAAGCGGTTGTCCACGTTGAGACGTTCTGCCGTTGTTGGCGAGGTCGAGATGGCTTTGGGGATGTAGTAGTTCGCGCCAGCGTCCGTCGTGTTGATGGTCGCTGTAGCAGACCCGGCACCCAAGCGGACCGCGTAGTCGAGCTTGTGGATGTCGAAGGACGCCACCATCCCAACATACGCACGCTCATACGCCTTGTCGGACTTCTGGTTCCCGAAGGAGCGCGAAGCCTTGGCGAGGTCGTTGGCAAGACCGTTGTAGTCCCGCGTGTTGAGCGCGAGGTAGCGGTCGCCATCCATGATGCCTTGCTCGTTGAAGATGGCCTCGCACTGGGCGACGTCATCGAAACCGCTCGAAGCACCCGCCGCGGTCGTGCGCTTAACCACCAGCGTGCCCTGATTGGCAGCGATGTTCAGCACCGACACGTTGATGTCAGAAGCGAGTTTCTGCTTGGCGGAGTTGCCAAGGCGTTGCTCTTGCAGAGCGTCACGAAGCTCTTGAGCGTTGAGCTCGAAAGCCACCGTGCGGGTCTGGTTGATGCTGGCGGGAACTGCCAGCTGGGTGTAGGAGGCGTAGCCACCACCAGGGAGTAATGAGATGTCCGTGCCAACCCCTGCATTCGACAACGAGGTCGCAATGTAGGGCTGCGGGCGCCAGATGACGTTGTTGGTGCGCTCCATCATCGTCTGGTCTGTGTTATAGATCGAGACGTTACGGGAGAGGACAAGCGCGTCGTTGAACCCCTCAAGGAGGTTTTCAAACGCTACGCGCTCTTCTTTGTTGAACGAGTTAGCCATAGGTTACTTTTTTGACTGCAATTGACGTTTGTAGGCGATTACTTGCGTGTAGTCACCGGTGCGCTCGGCCTTTGCGCGTAGGTTGTCCAACACTTCGTCGGAACCACCGGTTGACCTAGCCCCGCCGGACGGTGGGGTCTTCTCTGGAGGAGGAGCAGTTTTCTTTGTCACCTTGAGTTGTGTTTCGAGTTTTGCCACCGCAAACGCGAATCTCACTGGGTCTTTTATCTCAGAGAGTTCTTTCGCTTTCTTGGGGTTTTTACCCAGCGCGTACACCAGCAATGCCGAGTTGTCTGAACCCTGCAACAGGATCCCTTGTTGAGTCGTGTTCAACACCTCTTGCACCGCAGATTCGGCATCTTCGTAGTCTCGAACCTTCAGCTCAGTCTTCGACTTCGCGTAGTTCTCAAGCTTCTTGTGCCATTCTGCTTGTTGGGCTTGCTGCTCTTCCTCGGCCTTGGCTTGGAGTTCAGTAGCTTTCCGTTTCCGGTCAAACCACTCTGCCAGCTTGGCCTCGTACTTTTCCGTGTCGTAATCGGCGCCTTCCAGTGTCGGCTTCGGCCCAGGGTCAACCGGATTGTTCTCAGTTGCCGATATTGCCTTCAGCTTCTCTTCTAGCTCCCGATTCTTACGGTGCAGTTCCCGATTGGTTTTACGCACTTCACGCACCCATTCAGGTGCCTTCTCTGCGTCCTCTTTCTGGGTCGGCGAATCCCCGATACTGACGTCAATCTCTTCCGAAGAGTCCGCTACACCGTCTTTAGCTGGCTCCGAGGCCACCGGCGTACCGGTCTCCTCAGCCACAGCCTCCGCTACGGGAGCTTCCTCATCTTCCAAGACAACTTCAGCATCTACTGCCGTGTTGTTGTTCTCCATTTTTTCTCAATTAGTGGGTCTGTCCACTAAAATGTTTGCACCGGCGCTACCAGCTTCTGCACATCGTCCTCGATGCGGTCCGCCAGCTTCATCGCCTTGTCCTGATCAATCTGACCAGCCTTTGCAATCGTTTCCTCAGTCTTCGCCCGCGTCTCCTCGGCCTTGGCGAGCGTAAGCACCGTGTCGGCCTGTGCCTTTGTAGCGAGCGCATTTGCCCTTTGCGCCTCTGCTGCGAAGTACTGCGTCTGTGCGTCCGGTTGGGCGTTCTGGGCCTCGGCAAGGAGCTCCTGAGCCTCTTGCTCGGTGGGTTTAACCGCCCCCATCTTGAGCAGCTTCTTGCGAAAGTACGTCCGCACGTCCCCAAGCCCTTCGCCTTCCATGTTCATCATCGCCATCGACGAGAGCACGTTCATCGTCTCCGGATCTTGTGTCACCGCCATCATCGAGAGCAGCGCCTGCACCGTCGCTTGCCGCTTCGTTGTTGAAGACGGTCCCACGTCCACCGCCACGTCAAACTCGGCTTCAGACAGGTCGTTGTCGTACTCAAGCTCACCGCTCTCAGGGTTAATCACCGGTGTCATGAGCTCAATCTCGTCCTGCTCGCCGTTGGACGTCACAACCTTCATCTTGCGCTTATCTTCGACGAACACGTCTTTGGCCATGGACAACCAAATCTCGCCCACGCGCTTAATGGCTTTCGCCATGTTCGACACGTAGATGTAGCTCTGCATATCGAGCCGCTGCATCACCAAGTCCACGGCTTTGCTGGTAACGTGGGACACCATCTTGTCCCCGTTGCCTTGGCTCCCAAGGAGCTGCTGCATATCAATGTCCGTAACCCCCAACAACGCCGCCATCGCAGGCGGTACCTGCGGGGCTTTTGTGTACGCAATCGGCGGCGCCGGTTGTACCGCGCCTTGCGCGTCCGTAATGCCGTTCACGAGCAAATACGGATAGTTCTTGAGGTTGTCTTCCGCCCACATCACTTGGTGCCCCGCCACCTGCTCCGGCATGAAGATAGGCTTCTCCATGGACGAGAGCGCCGAAATCTCTGCGAGCTTAGAGAGCTGCATGTTCTTTAGGCGCTGCATGTCTTTCGCCAGCCGAACGTGCCCCATGCACCGCTCCACGTTGTCCACAAACCACCGCTTCCCATACACCGGCACAATCGGGATGCACCGCCCCGCAATGTACCCGCAGTCCTCAAGGATTTTGCCCCCAGACATAATCCACTTGTGCACCTTCTTCTGCTTAATCTTCTTGCGCTTAACTTCCTTGTACCCAAGCGCCTCCATCTCCTCCATCTTGCCTTCCTTTAGCACCGACAAAAGCTCCTTTTCCTCGTCTCCCGTAAGCCCCTCAAACGTCACCATGTAGTCCGTCGTCTCCTCCACGCGGTAGTACTCCGCCACATACACCACATCCGGCGTCTGCCAGTCGAACTGGGTGCGCGTAATCTCTTTCGGCCACGTCGTGGGGTCGTCCCCCCACTCCGCCTCGTAGTCTTCGCGGGTTAAGGCCGTAATCACAAAGCACCGCTTCGCGTCTGCTTTGTCCTGCCGCTTCGCGTTCAAGTCAAAGTACACCGAGGAGTCCGCGTCGTAAATCGGCTCAATGCAGATGCGCTGCTCGTCGCTCTCACCGCTGTACTCGTCCTCGTACTCGTTGCGCAAGCGCAACGCCCCAAACCCACCGGTTACCGCCTCTTCAAAGGCGTTGTCGTACGCCTCCTCAGCACTCGAGTCCACTTCTGTCGCCCGAAACAGCCCGTTGCACGTCTCCGCCAGTGACTCGTACTCTTTCTCCTTGGGGACGTACTCCACCGTGATGCGGTTCGACCGGTAGTCGTTAATGATGCGCATCACCGCCAGCTGCGTCTTGTTCACCTCAAACCTCGGCCGGTTCTCGTACTGCTCAGAAAGCGGCCCCTCCCATTGTGCGCCCGGAATAGAACAAAACCGGCGGTCTTGCAGGCACTGCAAACGCTCGTTCCTGAGCACCTCTTGTATGCGGTCAAACTCCGCAAGCGCGTCCGCGTGGACCTTAACCGGATCGTTCTTCATGCTCATTATCATGCGGGTTTAAGGGCTTGTGTCAATGGGGCTCGGGGTAGGTTGCAGGGGCTTGAGGGGACTCGGGGCTCGTGGACTTGGGGGTTTGCTACTTCTTCGAGAAGAAGTTCATCACCGGTACCACGTCAATGAGCTTCTGCATCCGCTTCTTCAGACTCAAGGCCGCTCGGTTCAGCCCGCTCACCACCAAGTACCGCGTCGCATCCATCAAGTGGTCGTTCTCCTTAACGACTCTGCCTTTGTCGTCCCGCCGGTACAACCGGAACTCCGCCACCCAGTTCGTCATGCTCTTAAACACCTTCAGGCGTCCCGTCGACATCCGCTGCCACACGTCGTAAATCCCCGTCTCCACCGCGTTGTTCGCCACCGTCAAGTCCAGCCCCATCTGCCGGTAACGCACAAACAACTGCTGCCCGTCCACCTGCGTTCTCCCACGCGACGCCGGATCAATCACCCCAGGGATACCGCGCCCACGCGCATTTATCGCCTCCGCGTGAATCGCCGGCTCTGCCTGCCCACGGTAGTGCTCCGAGTACAGGTACAACGTGTCGCTCTGCTGGTCTAACGCGCCAAACACCGCCGCTGTTTTGTTCCACCCAACGTCCATCCCAAACACTCTCGGCCAGTGCACCGGTACCTCGAAGTCAGGCACAACAAGCTCGCTCTCCGGTACCGGATATATCGCCCCTGCCCCCAACTGCGGCACGCCCTTTGACCGCGCATCCCTCTGAAAGGGCGGTATACTCGACCACAAGTCCTCCTTCTGCTTCGCACTCAAGTGCGGCACATCGTCCCACGTCGCCATCCCCACGTACTTCGTCCCCTCCGCCCGCTCCGCGACCTCACCGTCCTTCAAGAACGCCATCACCGTCTCCGACATCCCCAAGAGCGGCGTAAACGTCAGCATCACCATACCGTCGTTCGTCATCGTTCGCAGCAGCGACTCCGTGTAGATGTCCAACGGCGGCTCCTCGTCCAGCCAGATGATGTCCTGCTCCGTCCCCTGGAAGCTCTCGCGGCGCTGGTCGTAGCTCTTGAGCGTTAACCGCGACTCGCCCCCTGATGCGTGCCGCACCACGATGATTTCCACCGCGTCCGCAATACCGGCCTTGGCCGATACCCGCAGGATGTCTTCCTTCGGGATGAGGCCCGTGCCGTGACTTCCAGCCGGTCCCAGCAGCTTCGTCTGCAAGATGTCCCGTGAGGTCTTACCGGTGTCCCCTGCCGCCCACGCCGAGATGGGGCGGTCGAACCGACGGCCCGTCCACCATGAGGGGTACCGGCCCGTGAGGTGTACCGCCATCTCGAAGCCGCCGATGCCTTCGGTCTTACCGACGCGGTTAGCCGCCATCATCAGACGCTCCTTGTACCGCGCCCCCGCCTCGAAGAAGGCGGTGTGCTTCTTGTAAAGCTCCCGCCGCAGGGGGCCGGTGTCGGGGTAGTAACCGAGCAACCGGCGCTCGCGCTTGCGCCTCTGGAGTTCCTCGAGGCACATGACCAGTTCTGCTTTCTCTTCTGGACTGAGTTCTTTCACGGTCTAATAGCGACATTCACGGAGACGCCGCCGTCTCCGCTGTAAGTTCCGGATGGGTTCAGGGGGTTTTAGGTATGTTTGGATTCGTGATTTGTTTATAAGTCAAAATGCAAACTAGTACTGGAATCCCTGAATGCTGATACTAAACGCGTTTTGATTGAATGGAATCACTATGAGTTAAGCTATTAGTCTTTACAATCGCAGTCATGTATACTTGAACATCAAGTACCACTTTTCTCTCCAACCTCCACAGCGTCAACTACTTCCCCCGTTTCGATGCCTGCTGGAGAGAGTCCTTCCCGCAGCATGCCCGCTACCCTTTGCCGAATCTCAGCGTCTGATAGCGTTGCGACAGTCGCAGCCGTTGCGTCAGGCGTAGCGTTTCTAGGTAGAACCCTTGCCAATAGTGCGCAGTAGGTACGCGGTTCACGCCTTCCTACTTCCTCCAGGTACGAAGCGCCCCCCAGGCGTTCGAAAGAAGCGAGGATCGCTTCCTTCAGCGTCAATGATGCCTTGTTTGGCGTTCCCGCCTGCCTTCCGCCTGTCTTGAAACCTAGAGCCATCGAACCAATCCACTACAGACCATAGAGGCAGTGAAGCGAGACACTCTTTTCTCTCTGCGCGCATTTTTTGCGCATTTTCTCATTGCAATCCCCCGCATGTTGCACCAACATTGCACCAAGCTTGCACGTTGCAAGCGAGACAAAACCAACACAAACCCATGAAAACCAACCTCTTATCCCTCGGATTCTTCACCCTCATCGCAGCCGACACCCTCGCGTTGTCTCAACTCACACTCACGCTCCCTGAGGCGCTCTGCGTCATGGCGCTCTTCCTCTGGTCGACCGTCCTCTTGTGGCGTTCGCTTCTTTCCTAAACCCCTTTCCGCGAGTCAGTAAAACCAAACCAAAACCAAAAAACAAAAATGAAAACACAAAACTGCACTGAAGTGTCTCCCGCTGTATATGTTGGAACGTACGCGAAATACGTATCCGGCTCCATCAAGGGAGCGTGGATAAAGTTAGAAGGCCACACCGCAGAGAGCTTTAGGGAAGCTTGCCTAGAGCTCCACGCTGACGAATCGGACCCAGAGCTCATGTTTCAGGATTTTGAAGGCTTCCCTCGCGCCTTCTACAGCGAAAGCTCTTTGTCTCAAAGCCTTTGGGAGTGGTTAGACTGTAACGACTCCGACCAAGCCATTTGGGAAGCTTTTACCGAGTGCTTCGGATACTCCTTTGAAGAAACCACTCTGCAACAGGCGCTTGATGCGTACGTTGGCGATTACGACTCAACCGAAGCCTTCGCCGAAGAGTATGTTTCGGAACATTACGACCTGAACGCAATCCCCTCATTCTTGGGCGCTTGCATCGACTGGCAAGCGGTTTGGAATAGTATGCTGCGCTTCGACTTTTGCGAGCACAACGGGTGCTTTTTCTATTCAAATCACTAAGCGCCAACCGCTAACCCGCACCATGCAAACTTTCCACTTATACATCAACACGCCAACAGGCGCGTACCTTGGCACGATACAAGCGCCAACCCTAGAGTCAGCCCAGACGGCAGCCGATAAGGCATTCGTACTACCTTGCAAGGTACGGACCGTTCCACCGCCCCCTGTTGACGCATGGCGGGTTGGCTCTGACGGCCGCCTGTACCGGCACTGACCCACTCCTCTCCCCATCCTCCGGCCGCGTCTCTCACGAGATGCGGCTTTTTTCGTGCCCTTATCCTTCCCGCTCCCCTCTCACCCCTTCCCGCTCTTCTCTCCCATTGTCCGCTGTGCCTACCCTTCCCGCTTCCTTCCTCCCCTTCTCGCCCCCTTTTTGCGCGTTCTGACGCCATGTTTCTACACGCTCATCTGTACACGTTCCCCTTTCCACCCCTGAATCCAACCTAAGCAAACTCAACTTAGCAGCGCCTTTCCACCCCTAAATCCCTCTGAAACCCTGATTTTCCACCTAAAACCGTTTTCCGGTTTTCTCCCTTTCAGAAACTTTTTCACGAAATCGAAAATCCCGCCAACCGTTTCGGATTTGGATCGTTAATCCGGTTTTCTGGCTGGATTCGGATCTGACGCTTGGAAGCACGCTTCGCGTGTCCGCTGCGCGGGAGCTGCCTGGGCTGGCCGCTCACCCACCGCTCACGCCCTGGGCTGCGCAAACCAGACATAAGTCCGTATGTCCTGTTTTCTGGGTGAAACGGTTTTCCGATTTTCTGGGTTTTGGAAAACTTTTCACGAATCTGAAAATCCCGTCAGCGTTTTCGAAACTGGAACGTTGATCCGGTTTTTGGCTGGCCGTCTCTCCGGCCTGTCACGCCGTTTCTGGCTCAACCGTAATCGAGCCACGCAGTGCGTTCGCGGAAGACTGCTACCTTTACCGCACGATGGCGTTCTCTGGCAACAGAGTTCTCCTGAGCCTACTGATGGCACTGTTGACGGCAGCGGCCTGCGCCGCTGAGCCCCCTGCTTTTCTTGCCTGCAGCAACCTGATGAGTGCGTCGACTTGGGCGACGCCTGCACTCAGCGAATGTTCTGCGTGCGCTGGCGCTGGCGTGTGCGTCCTGCGGTTGTTTGACTGCTGTATTACCCCCTCGTCCTCAAACGCACCCAACAGAGTAAACTCGGTGTTCATCATTCCAAGAAGAAAGCCGTTTGAAGCTCAATAGCAGCGTCGGCGTTGTACCTGCGACTCTCGCCTTTTGGGTATGGCTCTACCGTGTACCTCAAAGCTGCCAGCATTGCAGCGCGTTGCTTTCTGCTTCCACAGGCGTAGACGTATCGGTGTTTGCGTGGGCGATCCTCTAAGTAGAAGTCATCTCCGTATTTTTCGCGCATCCATTCGGCGCGGTTAGCTTGTCCACGGCTTTCATCTGCCACGGTTGCACCGTGAAGGTGTTCCTTGCCCTTGATTTTCCAGTCAGTGCGCTTCGCGCTCAGACCGGTGTAAATGAAGTTTGTGGCTTGGTAGATGTACCCTACATGGCCTTGCGCAGTGTCCGCGTAGCTCACCACCAGCGAAGGCTTCGGGAGCATACGCAGTGACTGACCGACGAGCCGGCTTGCCATGTTCTTTTCGCTCACGCAGCACAAGCGGTTGAGTTCAAGCACATGATTTGCCCATTCCTTGCCAGCGATTCCATCTCGCAGCGTTGAGCTCGCTGGCGTGCCATATGTCACTACGCCGACAAGTTCAGTCCTGTTGTATGCACCGAAGGCGAATGAGATTGGACACATACGCCGTGCGTAATGCCGTTGCAGAAGCCATGGCTTTGCTTCCTTGGCTGGAATCTGCGCAACTCTCAATGCGCTTTGCTGATTGTCCATGGGTGTGTTTTCTCCTGTATTACATCCGACGTCCTCAAGCCTATCAACAGAGTAAACTCGGGGCTTTTGGGGTGGTTTTGGGCTGTGGTTTGGGGACGCGTGCTCATAACCCAAACTCCTCGGCCATGGTCACACGCACCACCGTGGGCACACACGCCTGCATCCACCGGTCCGCGTCCAGCAGCAGCCCCTTGTCCCCGCCCCTCCACTCCAGATCCGCCACAACCCGCGACAGAAGCCGCTCCTTGAGCTCGCTGACCACGTGCGTGCCATCCGCCACCAGCTTCTCCGCTTCCATCAGCTTCTCGCGCAGATCGCTTGCTGCGGCTATCTCGCGGTCGAGCCTC